ATGTAATTCGTTCTGTTGTTCCGACTCGTGATATGGGATTCCTACCAGGATCTCAGAAAGAAAAGATGAAGGTCTATGAAGCTCCGTACTATGCAATCTGCAGCGAGCTCTTTGAACGTGGAGATGCTTACGACATTCTAAAACAAAAGAATGCTATTGAGTTTATGAGTACCTCATTTGTTCGTGGTACTACATTGAACAACTGTTATGTGATCGTTGATGAGATCAATAACATGACGTTCCATGAACTTGATTCTGTTATCACACGTATCGGTAAAAACTGCCGAGTGATTTTTTGTGGAGACTTCCGTCAGTCTGACTTATCTCGTGAACAAGAGCGTAATGGCTTAAAAGAGTTCATAAAAGTGATTGACAGATTATCCGATTTTGATTATATTGATTTCTTAGAGGCCGATATTGTGCGCTCTAAACTTGTGAAGGAATACATAATTGCACGCCAAAAGCTTGGACTACAACCGTAAACATTTCGAATTTGATTTGCTAGAGTTTGCAAGTCTAAATCGTATTGATGGTGAAACTGCTCGTCTATACGAGACTCCTACCGGTCAAAGGTATCCGTCGGTCACTACCGTTCTCGGTAAGATGTCTGATAAGACTGCGCTCAACGAATGGCGCAAGAGAGTCGGTGATGAGGAAGCCAATAGGGTTTCTGCGCGAGCCGCATCTCGTGGGACGGTTATCCACAACATGTGTGAAAAGTACATTCTTGACGAAGAAATTGATACTTCATTACCTCATAACATGGTAATTTTCCGCCAGATCAAAGGAATTCTTGACGAAAAAGTTGATATGATTCGTGCTACCGAATGCACGCTCTTCAGCCATCATCTCAAGATTGCTGGTACCTGCGACTTAATTGCAGACTATGATGGTAGACTTTCTATCATTGACTACAAGACATCAACAAAGCGTAAGCGTAAAGACTGGATTGAAGGTTACTTCTTACAGTGTAGTCTCTATGCCTATATGCTTTGGGAAATGACTGGCATTGCTGTGAAGGACATTGTTATTGTTATTGGTGTTGATGATGAACTCGACGCCCAGGTCTTTGTAGAAAGACCAGCAAACTATATCGAAAAAGCTGCTGACATGGTTAGAAGCTATCACCAAATGTATGGAAACAAATGATGAATCAATTATGGCAATTTTGGAGAGCTGGAGTTTCTGAACAGCAAATCTCACATATCATTGAAACCGGAGATCTTCAACCAGCGACAACTGCTGGAATAGGCTTCGATGGATCTACTAAGAATATTAATTATCGTTCGAGTGAAATTAGATGGATTCCAACTTCAACCAGTCCAGACATTACGAATCTGTTATGGTACTATGCGCAGGTTGCAAATCGTAATGCATTTGGATTTGATATCACCTATCTAAATGATATTCAATATACCACATACAATGCTACAGAAAATGGCAAGTACGATTGGCATCACGATGCGTTTTGGGCTAACCATACAACCTTTGATCGTAAGATTTCTATAGTAATTCAACTTACAGATCCCAGTGAATATGAAGGTGGTGACTTTGAAATTGATCCGCAATATCCACAGATGCCAAAAGAAGAGATTAGAGAAAAAGGATCTGTTCTAGTATTCCCATCTTTTATCCCTCACCGAGTTACTCCTGTGACAAAAGGTGTTCGTCGCTCTTTGGTATCCTGGATTGAAGGACCAAAGTTTAGGTAAACCATTCTTTATAATCAAAAATAAAAATGCACTCTAGGTTTCTGGGGTGCATTTTTTTATGTACATTATTATCAAAATAAACTATACTAAGAATATAAGGAATGGAGTTTTTCAATGTTTGTTATTTCTCGTACTGATCGCAAAACTGGTACCACTGACTATTATTCTGATCGTACCAATCCTATTAACTGGCGGATTAGTCATGCCAAAAAATTCTCCTGCTCTCATTCTGCCGAACACTACTACAACACTCGTCTTAGTGGTACTATTGGCGCTAAAAAGAAATTTATTTTTAAAATTATTGAAACTGATTGTTGACATTATTTTGAAAATAAACTATACTAAGAATATAAGGAATGAAAGGAAAATATTATGACTCGCTTATATGAATATATTCTTGCTCAAGATGATCCATATGATTTTATCTATGAAGCTCTCGGTGGAACTCATGGTGTTGAAGCCATGAAGACTTGCACTGAAATGTACAGTGATATCTCTGCAGATCACATGCTGCATCCAGATGATGACTTTGAACGCATCATTGAGATTATGGTTGATCACATGGAAGAAGATGTATGAGCAGTTCTATTCTCGTCTATTCCTACTTTGGCAGAGACACTGTTGAACGAGCAGTCGCTGCATATTTTGCCAAGCATGGTGTTACAGAAGATGTTCGTGATTATCTGATGGTTCTTGAAGACGAAAAGCCAGATGATTTTTTTCAAATAATATGTGATTTTATTGAAAAAAACGGTTGACATTTTTATCAAAATATACTATACTAATAATATAAGGAATGGAGATTGTTATGCATTATGTTCTTATGATTGCCGGTTTGATTACAGCATGTGTACCTGAAGAAGCTGGTTTGCTTCGTATGTTCTTACAAGGTATGCTTGGTCTTGGCATGTTCGGCCTTGGTACGCTGATCGCTCTTGATGAAAAAATTGCATAATTTAGTTGACATTATTTTGAAAATAGACTATATTTAATTATCAATTGGAAAGGTTTTTGTTATGGCACATATGATTGAATTTATGGATGGCAAGGCTTCGATGGCTTATGCTGGTGAAACTCCTTGGCACGGTCTTGGTACGGAAGTTCCTGCTGACCTCACTCCTGCACAGATGCTCAAAGCAGCTGGCCTTGACTGGAAAGTAAATCCAGTTCCTGCTTTTGCCGAAATTGGTGGCAAGCAAGTTGACATTGGTCACTCCGCTCTGGTTCGCGATGTTGACAACAAGGTTCTTGATGTTATCACGAATGACTGGATTCCTAACCAGAATGAAGCTGCTTTCGAATTCTTCAATGATTTCGTTGCTGCCGGTGAAATGGAAATGCATACAGCCGGTTCGCTTCGTGATGGCCAACTTGTTTGGGGCCTTGCAAAGGTAAAGGAAAGCTTCGAGCTTTTCAAAGGTGATACTGTAGAATCCTATCTCCTTTTTACTAATCCACATAAGTATGGTTGGTCGATCGACGTTCGCTTCACGCCAATCCGCGTTGTTTGCAACAACACTCTGACTCTCTCGCTCAATACTCAATCCAGCAAGATTGTTAAGGTTAGCCACCGTCGTGAATTTGATGGTGATCTTGTCAAAGAAACACTTGGTGTTGCCAAGGAAAAGCTGGCCACCTACAAGGAAATGGCTCAGTATCTTGGTTCAAAGCGCTACAGCGACGAGTCAATTGTCGACTATTTCAAGCGTGTCTTCCCTGTTTCTGGTTCGAAGAAAGAGCTCAGCAAGAACGCTGGTATCGCTCTTGAAATCATGGACCAACAGCCTGGTGCTCAGTACGGTGAAGGTTCGTGGTGGCAGGCTTTTAACGCTGTTACCTTCATGACTGATCACATGATTGGTCGTAGCGCTGACAACCGCCTCACCTCGGCTTGGTACGGTTCAAACAAGAACCTCAAAACCAAGGCTCTTGAAACCGCTGTCGAGTTTGCAGATGCAGCCTAAGATTGGATATCTAATCGATGAGAACACCGGCTGGGACGAAGATCCCAGCTGGAAGTTCTATACCGAAAAGGATGTTCCAGAACATATCCTTTTATCTCGTTGGCGCCTTGATGAAAAAGTCAAGCGTATTGTTTATTGGGAAGTTTAAGATAATGAACATTAAGGATATCCGTATAGTTCAAAAGCTCCGAGGAGGCATGCGCCTTAAAGAAGCCGATGACAATAGCGGGTTTGTGACTGCCGAACCATTTGTCGAGAAGACATCATGGAAGCTTCAGATTAAGCGTGATGGTTTTGCTGCAGAATGGGAAGACGTTCCTATCATCGAAGAATATGAAGATGAATGAAATTGTAACTTACCTGCCATGGCTAATGTCATGCCTTACTATTTGGATGACGTTGCTGGCAGGTAACAATCATCCACGTGCGTGGGCAGTTGGTCTTGCGAATCAGGTCCTATGGGTGACATGGATTATTGCTAGTCAAACATGGGGCCTGATTCCAATGAGTATCGCTCTTGCGATTGTATATGCTCGAAATCACTTTAAATGGAATGCGGAGGATAAGAATGTTTGAAGTTAAGAGTCGTTCTGTGGAGGCGTGGGGACCTCTTGCTTCTCTAAGCGAGAGTAAGTTCAATCATATTCTGAACAGCCGTCGTGGTTCTACAAAAGACATGATTAAGAAGGCTAAGAAGCTCAAGACATATAAGATCACGTTTAAGAAAGAATGGTATTCGGATTCATTCCAGATCCAGGCTGAAAACGACTATGACGTGAGTGCAAAGGCTCGCGAGTACTTCAAAGAGAATGCCGATAGCATTGGTTTCAAGGAAACGCCTCGTAGTAAGTGGGCCGGTGACTACGCTGGCTATGATTCGTTTAGTTATGTAAAGGTAAGGAGTTAAATTATGTTTTGGTTGTGGTTGATTGTTGCTATTACAATTATTTCAGTTGGTGTATATGTACTTGGTGTGCTTGATTGGGATGAAGATGACAAGCTAGGTCTATTTTGGGCTATCTTTCTTGGATCGTTGGCGTGGCCGCTTGTGCTTACTGCTGCAGTTATTGTTGGTCCGTTTGCAGGTCTCTTCTGGCTTGGTCATCGCAAGCGTGAAAAGCTCAAGAAGGAAAAATCTACCACGAATAAATAAATTCATGGTAGAAGAAAATGGTACTTACTTCGTAGGCATGTCTTTAGAAATTGAGGACGATGAAATCATCTTCCCAGTAAAGTTCCATACGAAGAATTACAAAGAAGCTCTTATATTAACTCGTTGTATCACGCCAGGTGATCCTCGTAAACGAGTTATGTTTGCTGATATCAATGAGGAGTTTTAATATGAAAAAGCTTATTGCATCTGCTCTCGCAGTTAGTATGTTAATTACTACACCAGCTTTTGCTGAGCACCGTTCAAGAGATAGAGACTATAGCCATCAAGAACGCCAAGAGCGCCGTAAAGGTGGCTGTGGATGGCTCTGTGGAGCAATCATTGGCGGTGTTGTTGTAGGTGCTCTTTCCTCTGATCGTAGAGAACGTAGAGAACGAGAGTATGATAACCGTTATTATCCACCAGATCACCGTATTGATAGACGATATTGTGTTCGCGAACAAATTGTAGAATGGCATCGTGGTGAACGATACATCTACTGGCAAACCACCTGTAATTAAGGAAAACATATGAAGAAGTTTATTGCTCTAGCATTAGTAATGCTAGCCACTCCAGCTGTTGCTCAGAAGACACCTGTTGGTGTTACCTATGATACCACTATTGTTCGTGCCATTGATGGTGATACAATAGTTGTTACCGCACCATATCTACCAGCTCCTTTGAAGCCCGAACTTGGCGTTCGAATCTTTGGTGTTGATACTCCTGAGAAAAGCTTTCGTGCCAAGTGTGAAAGTGAAAAGAAGCGCGGTGAGCAAGCTTCTATTTTCACAAAAGACGTGATTGCTGCTACAAAGAAGCATCAGGTTGTTCTATATGATTGGGACAAGTTCGGCGGCCGTATTCTTGGCGATATCTTACTTGACGGCATGAGCCTTCGTGATTTGCTCATTAAGAATGGCTTTGCTCGTGAATATTATGGTGATGCAAAGCAATCTTGGTGCAATTAATGGTTGACATTTAAATCATTATAGATTATATATAGTATATCAGTTGTTGACAATCAACAATAAAGGTTCTGAGGACGCGGGGGCAGTACCCGCCACCTCCACCATCTACCAAGCATTCATTGGGATGCGGTTAGGCTTCTACCCCGGACGTTGCAAGAGCGCGTTTGCTTGGTAGATGATGGGGGTGAACTAGGATCGACTGGAACGGAATAAGGCGGTTCGAGACTGATTGATTGGCAAAGTGCCACTAAACGTAAATGCAAACGATAACAACGCATATGAAGGTCTTGCACTAGCTGCATGATTTTTCGGGGGATGGGTTCCACCTAGCAACAGAACGGGCCCACACCATAAAGTGTTCTAGAAACACCACGAGTAGTTGACATTTATAGACTTATGGTGTATAAATAAAATATGACGGAGGTTGAAATCCTCCATTGACTCTTGCAAAACTTCAAGTCTTAGATGGCTAGAAAGCGGCATCATTCGGGTGCCACCGACGAAAACACTAATGATTTTGCATTTCCAGTAAGAGGGAAATGGATGGAAGATACTTCGTTATTCTCTTGTGTATCTTCTTATAGCGGCAGAAAACTATATGGCTGAGATGCCTGCAAAGTAGTCTCTGTTTGCCAAAGTCATTGAGACTAAGAGGAAAAACATGAAACTTTTCGAAAACAGAAAAGACTTCCCGTACCTTCGCTGGGCTGAAGGATTCTGTCTTGGATTAATGCTTGCTGCGGGTGCAGCAGTTGCAATGCCAGTCAAAGAACCAGAGGTCAAGATTGTTAAGGTCCCAGTAACTAAAGTAATCGAAAAAGAAGTAGTTGTTAAAAAGCCAGTTTACCTGAGCCAATACGACAAAAAACAAATCAAATGCATGGCTGAAAATACATATTTTGAAGCAGCCCATGAACCCTACAAAGGTAGGATTGCGGTTAACAATGTAGTATTGAACCGTGCAAAAGATAAAAGATTCCCTAGCACACCATGTGGAGTTATCAATCAGAGAACTGCGCGCGTATGCCAATTTTCATGGAAGTGTGAGGGAGGAAAGCGAATAGCTGATGCAGGCGCATATCGAAAAGCCAAAGAAATCGCTGAACACGTATATCTGGGTAACTATGGCGATGTTACCAAGGGTGCAAAGTTCTACCACGCTGACTACGTAAGTCCGTCATGGGGTAGAGTTTTTGATCGTACAACCAAGATTGGCGCACATATTTTTTATAGAGGATGATATATTATGGTGGACGACGTTATCTTTCAGAAGACCATGTCTAATGAAAAGTTCATTAAAGAAATTGAAAATCTTGTAAAGACGTATAATTTAGATTACATGGATGCCGTCGTCCACCTTTGTGAAAAGAACAATATAGAAATTGAGGCTGCTGCTTCAATTATCAAGAACAACATTAAAATCAAAGCAAAACTTCAGGCAACTGCTGAAGATCTTAACTATCTTCCCAAGTCGGCACGCTTGCCAATATGACACCGTTCGAGTCTTATAAGACTTTCCTTGCGGTCAAAAGCCACTTTACCAGTGATAGTTATGACTATGTCAAGTACAATGGTAAAGTGAATGCAAGTTCTACGAGCTTCGAAACTCGTAAAGACAAATATCAATTCTACAAACTCTCCAAACATAAAAATCCACTTCAATATCTAGTTGCCAACTTTGTTGATGGTGACTTAAAATGGATTGGCGATTTGTTTGATGACAAGTCTGAAAAAGTCTATGCCGATTGGCTAAAGCGCCAGCAATCTATTTCGTATATTTTTGAGCAAGACTTAAATAAACTGTTGACATTATTTGATGATAATGTTATTGTAAAGAATGGACAACATCCATATTTACTTAAACAATACTTACGTAGAGAAATCTCGATTGAGACTATTATTATTCTAAATGATATTCTTGGTTTCTTTGGCCATTGGAATAAGAAGATTGAAGATGGTGTTCTCTGGCCGAGCATATATAAAAAGCTAAGTAAGTATAAACCATTCTTTCATTACGATATGTTTAAGTGTCGTAAAATATTAAAAGACAAATTTGCAGGTGATTGATGTCTGATTATTTTCGTTACTCTACTGAGCCGGCCAATCCGGCAATGACTGCTCCAGCTCCTCTGGCTTCTTCCAAAGAAACATTTGAAAAGATGATGGCTGCCAAGCAAGTAAATGATGGCAACTATTGGAATGTAATGTGTGAAGTGTTTGCTGAGGATTTTGAGAATCTTCCAAAAGAACGCTTTAAGGTCTGGGCATCTGTGATGACAGTTCCTTTCATGACTCGAGCTCGTTTCTTCGATTACTTTACTGCAGTCCTTCCGGCTGCTAAAGAAGATCGTCGCATTCGATATGCACTCGAAGATCCGGATGTAGGAATCACTGAACAAGATCGTGTTATCTACAATCTATTCGAAGACTTTACAACCTCAATGAATCGTATCCAGCATATGGCTCACCTCGTGATTAATGGGTGGACACCAGAAAAGCTGGCTGAGCTAGATACGATTGTAGAACTTGGAGGCGGTATTGGCGACATGGCTGATATCGTTTACAAGCTCGGCTTCAAAGGAAAGTACGTAATTTACGACTTTGCTGAAGTCGGTGCAATTCAGAAGTGGTATCACGATCAGTTGGGACACACCAACATCGTACATACTTCTGATGTGAATGATCTGTTTGATGCAGATCTAATGATTGGTACTTGGTCCTTTACTGAGATGCCAGTCGATCTTCGTAATGATATCATGTCAAAAATCGGCCAAACAAAAAATTGGTTAATTGCATATTCTAATGAGATTTTTGGCATCGACAATGATAAATACATACGAGAGGAATTTGTCCCATTATTTACTCAGCATGATATCGAATATTCTGATATTCCATTTATGCCGTGGGATGGTGGTGCCAAGTATCTCTCAATCAAATATAACGACTAATATAACGTACACAACGACATACAAGGAGAATAATTATGTCTTTCGCTGATCTCAAGCGCTCGTCTGCTACTTCATTCGAAAAGCTCACCAAGGAGCTTCAAAAGCAGACCACTACCTTCGACCGTTCCGACGATGACAAGTATTGGAAGCCTACATTGGACAAGGCTGAAAATGGCTATGCAGTCATTCGTTTCCTTCCTGCACCGGGCGGCGAAGATCTTCCTTTTGTTCGTATCTGGGACCATGGCTTTAAAGGCCCAACTGGTCTTTGGTATATCGAGAAGTCGCTGACGACTCTTGGTAAGCCAGATCCTGTTTCTGAGCACAACTCTGTTCTCTGGAATACTGGTCTGGAATCGGACAA